GAGCCCCACCACTACCAGCGATTTGCCACGGATTTCATCGAGAGGAATTCTATAAGCGCAATACTCCTCTCGATGGGTCTTGGCAAGACAGTCATTACGCTGACCGCTGTCAACGACCTGCTTTACGATTATTTCGATGTGGGCAAAGTCTTAGTCATCGCCCCACTTCGGGTCTGCACCAATGTTTGGAAGCAGGAAACCGAAAAATGGTCTCACCTTCAAGGATTAAAGGTTTCGGTGGCGGTCGGCACGGAGCGGGAACGGCTCACCGCTCTTAATGCCAAGGCGGACATTTACGTCATCAACAGGGAGAACACCCAGTGGCTCGTAGAGGAAAGCGGCATCCCGTTTGACTTCGATATGCTGATCATTGACGAACTATCATCGTTTAAGAATCATCAGTCAAAACGGTTCCGGTCACTGATGAAGGTCCGCCCCAAGGTAAAACGAGTGGTCGGGCTGACGGGTACGCCTTCAAGCAATGGCCTGATGGATTTATGGGCACAGTTTCGGCTACTCGATATGGGACAGCGGCTCGGACGATTTATTGGTAAGTACCGAACCGACTACTTCCTGCCGGACAAACGGAACGGTCAGGTCATCTTCAGCTATAAACCCTTACCAAACGCCGAGAAGCGCATTTACGACAAAATTGGAGACATTACCATCAGTATGAATGCGACCGACCACCTCCAGATGCCGGAACTGCTGACGGTAGAGCACCAAGTGCGATTATCGGAAACAGAACTTGAGCGGTATCAGGGACTGAAGCGTGACCTTGTGCTTACCCTGACTGGCGGTGAAGTGACCGCTGCCAATGCTGCCGCTTTAAGCGGAAAGCTGTGTCAGATGGCAAACGGTGCCGTCTATGGTGACAATGGCGAAATTATCAGAGTCCACGATCGTAAACTTGATGAATTGGAAGATCTCATTGAGCAGGCAAACGGCAAACCGGTCCTGGTCGCTTATTGGTTTCAGCATGATAAAACAAGGATTGCCGAGCGGCTTCAAAAGCTGCATATCCCTTTTACCCAACTAGACAAGCCCGATACCATCACAAGGTGGAACAGTGGCGAACTGCCGGTTGCCCTTATCCACCCCGCTTCAGCCGGTCATGGGCTGAACCTTCAAGCCGGAGGCAGCACCTTAATTTGGTTTGGATTGACGTGGAGTTTGGAACTTTACCAGCAGACCAATGCCCGTTTATGGCGACAGGGCCAGTCAGCCGAAACAGTCGTCATCCATCACATTCTGACCGAGCATACAATCGACGAACAGATCATACGGGCGTTGGCACAAAAGGATCACACCCAGAGTGCATTAATCGCCGCTGTGAAAGCTAATCTGTGAAAATCTATGGAGTCAATCAAGGGAGTCAATCCGAGAGGACATTAACTTATCGGAGGTAGCCCTTATGGATAAATCAGTAAGACAACTCACGGCGAAGGAGTATTTATCCCAAGCCTACCGCATCGACCAACGCATCAACAGCAAAATTGAGCAGGTGCAATCTCTTCGGGAACTCTCGGGGAAAGCCACCGCCACAATCTCCGACGCGCCTACCAACGGAACACGCAATTTCCATCGTATGGAGGATGTAATCTGCAAGATGCTGGACTTGGAATCAGAAGTCAATGCTGATCTGATGCAGCTTATCGACACCAAACACGAAATCGTTACAGCTATTAAATGTGTAGAGAACCCCGAACTCCAGACCCTGCTGGAACTCCGCTACTTATGCTTCAAGACGTGGGAACAGATTGCAGTCGAGATGCACTTCGATCTTAGATGGGTGCATCGACTTCATCATAGAGCTTTGAACGAGGTCGATTCCATACGCCATTATTGACCACTATAATACCGTGTTTCCCTGTGTTATAGTTAGAATGACAAAATTGAATGGGCGCACGAGCCGTTGTGGATTACCGCAGCGGCTTTTTTCATGCCCTGAATCGGAGGCAAAAAACAATGCCTTATAAAGCAAAGAAGCCCTGCGCCCACCCCGGCTGCCGCAATCTGACAAGTGATCGGTACTGTGAGGAACACGCCAAGGCCGAAGCCAAACGCTACAACCAGTACGACCGCGACCCCAACAGCAATAAACGCTATGGCAGGTCGTGGGCGAGGATTCGGACGGCGTTCCTGTCAGCAAACCCTCTCTGCGAGTTGTGCAAAAAGGACGACAGGCTTATACCGGCGACCCTGGTCCACCACAAGCGGAAGCTGACGGATGGCGGCACAAACGACTGGTCAAATCTGATGCCTCTCTGCCAAGAGTGCCACAGCAGACTCCACGCCGAACAAGGCGATTACTTTTGATTGTTTGATAAATGGAGGGGCGGTTTGATTCTCTGCCGCTTTCAGGCAGGACAGCGCGCTCGGCCTTTCGTGTGAATTTTTCAAAAATCAAAAATCAAAAAATCAAAATCAAAACGAGGTGACGCAAATGCCCAGCGGAGGCTACCGTCCGGGGGCAGGCCGTCCTCGGAAAAATCCAATCGATAAGAAACTTGAAGGCAAACCGACAGTCAACAAAACAATACCAAAACCGACTGCCAAAAAGATCGTATCGCAAAATGTCATGACCGAGTATTTCTCCATGGCGATGAAGGAATGTGAAAAGGAAGTGCCCTCAGCAGATATTCTGCGAACTGAAATTGAGGAATACATCGCAGCTCGCGGCTGTGACGGCTTGGTCGCTCCGCAGACGATAACAGACTATGTGCTGAACAGGCAGGGCTTCCTCGCCTGCGAAGCGATGAACCGTAAAATCGGACGCATGACTAAGGAGCTGAAATTGTCGCCCTACGTCACAGCAGGCGCAGGCTACTACAAAGCGATGCAAGCAGACTTCAACCTGATTATGCAAATCATCAACCGTTACAGCAGTAACCAAAACGAAGAGAAAAACGCTTTCTTGGAACTGCTCACAAACAGGGGGTTTTAATAAATGCAGACTACAGAACGATTTGAAAAGGTGGACATTGACCGCCTTATCCCATACGCGAGAAATGCTCGCACCCACAGTAAGGAGCAGATTCTACAGCTTCGCTCTTCGCTCCGTGAGTTCGGATTCGTCAATCCCATCATTGTGGATAAGGATTTGAACATTATTGCGGGACACGGGCGTGTGCTTGCCGCCAAAGCCGAAGGCTTATCGGAAGTGCCGTGTGTGTTTGCGGAGCATCTCACCGAAGCTCAAAAACGCGCCTACATTCTGGCTGATAACAAGCTCGCCTTGAACGCGGGCTGGGACGAGGAACTCTTGGCCCTCGAATTCGGAGAATTGAAAGACCTCGGCTTTGACCTCGAGCTCACAGGCTTCGGCATGGACGAAATAGAGAAGCTGTTCGCTGCAGATAGCGGTGACGTGCAAGATGACAACTTTGATCTCACTGCCGCTCTCAGCGAGGCGGCTTTTGTTTTGCCCGGCGACGTGTGGACCCTCGGACGGCATCGGTTAATCTGTGGTGATGCCACCGATGCGAACACCGTCAAAAAACTGATGGATGGTCGCAAGGCAAACCTGGTCCTCACCGACCCGCCATACAACGTATCGTTTGAATCAGCTAGCGGGCTAAAAATTAAGAATGACAGCATGGCCGCAGAGCAGTTTTTCAACTTCCTGCTCTCAGCTTTTAAATGTTTTTACGAAAACCTCGCTGACGGCGGGGCTTTTTACTGCTTCCATTCGGATTCGGAAAAAGTGAACTTCTTCCGCGCCTGCGTTGATGCAGGCTTCCACTACTCCACCACTTGCATCTGGGTAAAGAACGCTCTCGTGCTCGGGCGTGGCGATTACCAACAGATGCATGAGCCGGTACTGTATGCCTTCAAAGATACCGCCAAGCACAAGTGGTACTCCGATCGTAAGCAGACCACGATTTGGAATTTTGATAAGCCAAAAAAGAACGCTGACCACCCGACAAGCAAGCCGCTGGATTTATTAGCCTATCCTATAGCTAACAGCAGCCAAGCCAACGCAATCGTACTGGACACCTTCGGCGGCAGCGGCTCGACCCTCATCGCCTGCGAACAGCTTGACCGCACCTGCTTCATGCTCGAACTCGACGAGAAGTATGCGAGCGTCATCCTGCGCCGCTATGCTGAGTTCAAACAAAACGGCGGCGATGACATCACTTGTGAGCGAGGAGGCATTACGCTTAAATATGCTGATTTGGTGAAGCAAGTAGCCAGCCGCGAGTAGGAATTTTACACCCGGAACTACACAAAAGACTTGCTATTACAGCCTTTTAGAGTGATGTATGTAATCACCGGAAGGCAACCTAAGCCTTCGGAATCAAAATGAAATCGGAGGTTTATACCATGAAAATCAGTTACAACGTAACCGGTCAGGAACGGAAAGCCTTAGTTGCCGCAATCAGCCAAGAACTGAATGCCCCGACTAATTACCTTGGAGCGCCGACCTTCGCCTACGAGGTGGGCGGATACCGCATTGATAAGAACGGCGTTGTCACAGGTCCAGACAATCTTGACCTCGAAGCAGACCTTCAGGGCCTCCACGGTTTTGAAGCATTGGAGCGCGAATACGATGAACCAGACACCTATGAGAGCGGACTTGGCGGCATGGGTGCGACGCCCTCAATTGAAGAGTTAAATGATGAGGCAGAGGCTTGGGCGCAGCGTGAAATGCGTCGCATGAAGCTCGATGCTGAGAACGTCCCCGACTACTCAAATCGTGGTCAGTACGGTGGCGATGACATTCCCGCCTTTGAGGATTTACAGATGGATGAGCGTGAAGAGCTCGGTTTGGGACGCATACATCGCGAAAACTTGCAGGGTGAAAATGGCATGCAGGCCAGTGATGTTCCCGAATCAGCTGAACCCGACCAACTAACCATTGAAATGCCTCTTGCCTTTATGACCGATGAAGGAATTGCCAATCTGGAAAAGCTGATCGCCAGCAAAGCAGACCTGATCAAAAAGGCCCTCGGTGTTGATGCCCTTCCTCTCGAACGGACGGAGACCACGCTCAAATTCCCATGGTTCCAGTTTCCTGCCGAAAGCGATGAAGTAGCTGCTCACTCCCGCTTCATCGGCGCGCTTTGCGCAGCAGCTAAAAAGCAGAAGCGGGTCACAGCACACGAGAAGGCGGTTGATAACGAAAAGTACGCTTTCCGCTGCTTTCTGCTGCGGCTCGGATTCATCGGGGACGAGTATAAACAAGTGCGCAAAATTCTTCTGAGAAACCTAGCCGGAAATTCAGCTTTCAAGTCCGGCAGCAAGAAAAGCTCGGAGGTGTGTGATGATGTTACCGAATAAAGAGACTGTCGATCGGGTTCGCAAGCAATATCCGAAGGGTTCAAGAGTTGAATTGATTTCCATGAATGACCCCTACTCCTCTTTGAAACCCGGCGACCAAGGGACCGTGGATTTCGTGGACGACACCGCCACAGTCTTTGTGGTCTGGGACAACGGTTCCACTCTCGGCGTTGTCTACGGCGAGGATTATGTGGTGAAAATAGTTATGTGAAGTAAATGATTAGAAGCTGTATAGTTACCGTGCATTCTCGTTTCATTTACTCCACATAATAATTATAGAGACTTACCGTACCCTTCAAGCCAAGTT